CAGCTCGGCGTTGTCCAGGAGATCCTGAATCAGATCCAGCCGGCGCTTTCCCGCGCTCTGGACTTCGGTGTCATCCACGGCATCAACCCGACCGGCGGCGCGACCGTTGCGGCGATGACTCAGCGGCTAATCAACACCACGAACTCTGTGGAGCTCAAGGCCGCTGACAAGCCGTATGCGAACATCGACGCGGCCGATGCGCTGCTGCTCGCGAACGGTTTCGTGCCGTCCGACATCGCCATGGATCCGAAGTTCGCTGGGGCGTTCAACAGCCTCCGCGACCCGAATGGCCGGAAGCTTTACCCGGATCTGAACCTGGGGACCGCCGTGTCTCAGCTTGAGGGCCACCGCGCTTCGACGTCCCGCACTGTGGGCGCTACCGGCGTTGCGGCTGTGGACACGAAGCTCCGCGCCATCGTGGGCGACTTCACCGCCGTCCGCTGGGGCATTCAGAAGGTTCTCGGCCTCGAAGTCATCAAGTACGGCGACCCGGACGGCCAGGGCGACCTCAAGCGAAACAACCAGATCGCATTCCGCGCCGAAGTTGTTTACGGCTGGGGCATCGCCGACTTGGGCGCCTTCGCCAAGATCGTTGACGCGGTGGTCGACTAATGCCGCGCCTCGTGAACGCCGTTAGCGGCGTTGTCGTGAACGTGTCCGACGAGACCGCCGCGAACCTCGGCGCCGACTGGTCGGAAGCAGGAGCGGCTCCCGCCAGGCAGCGGAGCGAATCGCCGGATGCCTCTTGGAAGGTCGCCGAACTCAAGGCGCACGCCGAAGAGAACGGGATCGACCTCGGCGAGGCAACCAAAAAGGAAGACATCCTGACGGCCATCACGGCCGCCAGCAACCCCGAGTGAAGGAGGTCCGGCCATGACCGATGTGACTCCATTTCCCTTTGCTACGCTCTTGGATTTGCAGGCGAGATGGCCGGACTTCCCGGTTGGCGCTGACGTGCATGCGTCGGTGCTGCTTGAGGACGCTTCCCAGTTCATTTTGGACACGGTTCCGACGGCGGGTGCGGCTGCTGAGGCGACCCGCCGCCGGATCGTGTGCGCCGTGGTACGCCGGGCCATGCCTGACGCGGACGGCATGGACGGTATGGAGAGTATCCAGCAGTCCGGCGGCCCGTTCTCAGTAACTATGAAGCCGGCGAACCCTGCCGGCGACTTCTACCTGACCAAGCAGGAGCGCAAGGCCCTCGGCGACGGGGCGCAGCGGGCGTTCGGTGTGCAAATCGCCGGACCCATCGCTAGCATCCACGCCGAGTGGTGCTCGCTGAACTTCGGCGCGACGTACTGCTCGTGTGGTGCTGACATCGCCGGGGCCCCGATCTATGGCCCGGGCGCCTGATGGGTATCGTGTCAAGGTTCCCGCGCTCCTGGCGGGTCGATGTGATCGTGATCCGATCCGGCGGCCGGGACGCCAAGGGCAACCCGCTCCCCTCGCAGGAGATCGCGGTCAAGGACTGCATCCTCGGGCCGCGGGCAACCACGGACCCGACAGACCATTCCGACGTCACGAGCTCCACGGCGGTCCTTTACCGGGATCCGGGATTTACGTTCCTGCCCGCTGACCGTATCCGCGTCCCTGTCGGCAAGCGCATGGCCGGGACATGGTCGGTCGACGGGCGCCCGGGCGAGTGGCCGCACGGCTGGGAGATAGGGCTGGTGATGGCCTGATGCCACTCCGAAAACTCCGGGGCATCAGGTCCTACATGGCTGACGACTCCGGTCTCCGCGAGCTTGCGACGTCGGCCGCGGTCGGCGAGGCAACGTTAGCTGCCGCGCAACGCCTGGCGGGTAACGCGCAGGCTGTGGGCCGCGGTGATTATGAAGCCGCGCCCGCGACTGTCGTTGCTGGCTGGGCGAATGAGCGCCGGGCCGGCGCCGTGGTCCGCGAGTCCCGTAAGGACTGGCGCGACACCCGCGATGCGATCCTGTTCCGCGTTGCGCAGTCCATGGAATCGAGGGGTCGATGATTGACGCACTCGTCTTCCCTGACACCCGTGACGCGATGTTCGACCTGGTCGACGGGGAAACGCATCTGGGGCAACCCGTCCGGGCGGTCTACCAGATCCCGGCCGACGACTACGGCGCGATCAAGGGCCCCTATCCTCTGGCGCTGATCTATGTCACTGGCGGCACCCGCGGCTTCGTGGACCGTGTCGACCGGGCAACGATCGAGGTCTACGCGGAAGGCCAGGCTGCAGTCAATACGCTGGAGTCGATTAGCGCGTCAATCATCGGCGAGGGCATCGACACCCCGTCCGGCTTCATCGACAGCATCGCCGCGGAGATAACGCCGGCTGACGTTCCCTATCAGTCTGACACGCTCAACAAGGCCACCGCGACGTTCCTCGTAACGTCGCGGCCCCTCTAGCCCCGTTCGGGGAACTAACCCACTCTGAGCCCTCGAAAGGGGTCTATCTACCATGCCTACGTTTGACACCATCCGTCAGGACTCTGACGAACGCGCACTGATCCGGAAAATTCAGAAGGCTGTTGCCTTCCTCGCCCCCACGACTGTGGAGCTTCCGACCAGCCTCTTTGGCGTCGGCGGCGCCCTGGCTGATCTGAAAGCCCTCGGCTTCCTCCCGATCGGCATCGTCTCCCCGGACGGTTACGAGTTCGGCCGCGACATCAATAAGGAAGACGTTTCCGCGCTCGGTTACGCCTCCCCCGTCCGGTCGGACATCACCGAAGTGGCCCGCAGTGTGACCTTCACGCCGCTGGAGACAGGCCGGAAGCACATGCTGGAACTCACCTACGGCACTGACCTGACCGCCGTAACGCAGTCCCCGACCACGGGCGAGGTCGTCTTCGAGGAGCCTGACCTGCCGGTCGGCCAGGAGTACCGCCTCCTGGTCATCGGCTCGGATGGCCCGGCTGCTGACAACTGGATCTTGGGCCGTGGCTACGGCACGGTGAAGCTCGCCTCGACCGATTCCCAGAAGTGGGGCACGGGCGACGCGGTTCAGCAGCCGCTCACGTTCGACGTCTTCACTGACTCGGAAATCGGCACGCCTGTCCGCCATTACATCGGCGGCACTGGTGCTGTGAAGCACAAGACGATCCTCGGCTTCACGGCTGGCGTCTAGCTTCCCCTTAATCGCGGTGCGCGGCGTCCTCCGGGTGTGGCGCCGCGCACCGTTTCCCACCTACACCCGAAACCTTTTAGGAGCCGACATGCCCCGCTTCATCAAGGACGGTCACACCGTCGAGACCGCTGTTGCCACCGAGGCCGCCGAGCTGCGCCGCGACGGATATACCGAGCAGAAGGCCAAAACCGCGCCCGTGCGCGAGGCTGACGCCGCAAAGACCGAATCCAAGTAACCCACCCACCCTCACACCCGGAGGTAACACCCATGGCCGTTGACAAGCCGACCGTCCACCTTTCCCTCTCCGCGCTCCGTAAGGAGGTCGCCAAGCCGGACCCGTTCCGCGTGGCGCTCACCGGATCGAAGACCATCACATTCCCGGACCTCTTCGCGCTGGAGTCAACCGAGGCCGAGACCGTCTTCGGCGACTTGGAACGAAACGCCTCCAACTGGGCCGCGCTCGACAAATGGCTGAGTAAGGCCGACGCCGCCGCGCTCAAGGCCGAGAAGCTTTCCGTGCGCGAGCTGGCCGCCGTTGTGCAGGCTGCCCTCCACTACTACGAGCAGACAGTCGGCGACGCGGGAAACGGTACCGCCTCCGCGAGCTGATCCGCCGCTACCGTCCGCAGATCCGCGCCGACCTTCTTCGGGAGTTCGGCGTGGACCTCGCGGACTGGTATGCGGCCGGACGGTGGGTTGCGTTGCTCGAACTGATCGACAACCTGCCCACCGCCTGCAGGCTCAACGAGGCTATTGCAAACGACCCGGAAGCCGCCGCGCAACTAGCCGCCGCGCCGGCGTCTGCTGATCCTTGGGCGCCGCGGGTGTCTGAGTTTGATCTGCAGGCGACGATACTCCGCGAAATCCTCCACGCACTCAAGGGCCTCAAGCAGGTCAGCATTGCCGCGGCCGGCGGGAAGCCTGGCGAAGAGGCGCCGTTCCCGGCCCCGTACACCGAGATCGACCGCGCCATCAAGGCCGCGGAACGCAGTTGGGCCGAGGCATTCGTCGGCAAGTTCGGCTTTAGTCCGGACGACATCTAAATATTGGAGGTCTCATGCCCACGATCGGCGTAGCTGACGTACTGATCCGACCGTCGTTCAAGG